CGCGATAGCACGCCCCGCATTATTCCCGAGTCCATTGGAGTATGTACCGCCCGAGGGGATGGTGGTGTTGGGCACGAGCGTCGTAATAGTGGTACCTGTGCCTTCTTCTTGGAACATTCCAAAGATGGGATGATAGAAGTAGACATTGGTATTGCTTCCACTTGTTGCGGGCGAATATGCCGAGACCGCACGTCCGACCGAGCCTCCAAGAGGGCCTGAATAAGGAGTGTCTGCCAGAGCCGCATAACAGGGATCGACTAGTAGTTTAACGTACTTTGCCGCTGGATTATTAGAATTAGAGCCTGAGCGCATGCGATTCCTCACCTTGAGAACAGTACTGCGTTTAGGCCGTGATGGGGCCTTAGTACGCAGACGCACAACAACTTTCTTCTTTGCCATGCGATTTGTAAATACGTTTCTTCTCACGTATTTTGTGGCCCCCACCTGGCCACCTTCAGGACCTTGTCAAAGGCGTCCAGGCCTTCCGCATCGTGGCGGTACTCGCTGCGAAACGCAAAGAGCAACTCATCTGCCTGAGAAACCGTAGCCCATGACTGGGACAAAAGCCTGTAAACAGACTTCGCCCAGTTCTTAGGGATGTAGGTGCCCGCAGTGAGAGAGAAGACAGTATAGCAGAACTCAATAATGCCGCCTTTACACTCGTTGTACATCTTCAGCTTGTGGCCTAGGGTGGCATATTTCAGCTCAGCACCTTCCACGTACTCTTCCACTCCGTCATCGCCCATGGCGAATCCCTGCAGAGCTCCCACCAGCATCATTAACCACCATCGGATACGCGAGTTTGTTGAACTCGTGTTGTACGACCCCGACTTTTGGATGCCAGGCACCTTTTGGTCGAAGTACGTACCATCAGACAGTGCAATTCTGCTGAGGGCCATACACAGGTAACGGTTGCGGAGCAATCTTGCAAAGCAGCTTTCTTTAGCCGCACCGGCGAGTTCTGACCTCATGGTCGCCTCAAACCGTAGCTCATGCCCCTGGACGGACCAGTCAAAACCAGTCACGTCAGCTTCAGCGGGGCGCTCAAAGTCGCGCATTTGTCTGAGCAGTTCATCGCAGCTCTCA